GTGGAATTGGCATTGCAAACAGCCGCCAAAGACGAGGTAGGTGTGTTTGTTCCTTCTAGCAAAGACTGCGCCGTTTGTCCGCCTACAGCACGCGCACTAGCCGTGCCAACTAACAGGCGTCCGCTGGAGTCGATGCGGGCGCGTTCGATGTTATTGGTGGCGAAAGCCAGAGCAGTGTTTTCTTGATTACTGATTAGCGCGTAACCGGCACTGCTATAGCCAACATCTAAGCCATTGGCAGCTAAGCCCGTGTGATTTAGCCGAATAAAAGAGGCCGTGGACCCAAATACTTCTACTTGCCTATTAGGGCTCGTAGTGCCAATCCCTACTGATCCTCCATAAGGATTAAGCGCCAACGGCCTAGCTGCAGAACTAGTGCTTGACTGAATGGCAATAGTATCTGTTACGCTATTTGCATAACCGATATACGCTCCGTACTCATTTGCGTGACTAGCGACAAACCTTGCCGTTGCATTTGAAATAAAATTACCAATAGTTGATTGAGTTGTGATGCTGCCGCCTTTTGCGTGAAGTACAGAGCCTGGGCTAGAAGTCCCTATGCCTACTGACCCTGAAGAATTGATGAACAAGCGCGGCGTAAGGCCACCGGCTGTTGTACTGGTTGATACGCTAAATGTTTCAGATGCAACTAGTGCTGGTTTAGGGACTCCAGCGGTTCGATCAAAAGAAAGTAGGCGAGATCCTTGTCCGGTCCCTGCAGAGCCAAGTTCCCAGCCGGTGCTGCCATCTGTTTTTACGTTGAGAATATCAGCAGGACTAGAAACACCGATCCCTACGAGGCCAGCAGAGGTGATGCGTAGGCGTTCGGTAGAACTAGAACCGTTTCTAAAAACGATATTAGAAGATGTGTCTGTATAAATATCGCCATACTGCGTACCATTGGTTACATGCTGCCAGCGAATGGCTTTGTTTCCAATAAGAAGAATCTCTTGACTGGCTACGCTGCCCGCAGAAACGCCTACCCCAACATTCCCGCTCGCATCAACAAACAACCTCCCAGCCCCACCAGTTGCTACCCCTACGGTGTTTGCGGCAGGTAGATAAACCCCATTTGTGGGGACGGTGCTGCCGGTGGGGATGATGCTGGCGGCGGTGTTGGTGCCGGTGGTGACAACGTTCTGGCTGCCGAAGTCTGGGCTAATTTTGGTGCCAGCAATGGCGGCAGATGCGTTGACATCTGCATTAAGGATGGTCCCATCAAGGATCATCGTGCTGGTCACCGTGCCGGTGTCGCCAGTGGTGACGACTGTGCCCGTGGTGTCCGGCAACGTGATGGTGCGGTCAGCCGTTGGGTCGGTGACGGCGATTGTAGTCTCAAACGCATCAGCCGTGCTGCCTTCAAAACTTAGGCTGCCGGTGGTGCCAATCTCAAGGTTGCCGGTGATGGTGCCACCGGACAGGGGGAGTGCTGCGTTGGCTAAGTCGTAGGCCGATTTGACTGCTGTGCTGCTGGCGATCGTGGTTGAGCTGGTGGTACTGGTGCTGTCGCTCAGTTTGGATTGCAGGCTGGCAGGGGTGACAGCACGGTCGGTATCGCTGCCAGTTTGGGTTTCGGCGTTGGTGGCAAGTTCCAGCAAACCTTGGACAGTTGTGCTGCCGGCAGGGGTAACGTTGACCCAGGCGCTGCCATTCCAGATTTTTACGCCGTTGGGGGTGAGGCTGGTGTCGAGCCAGACTTCGCCGGTGCTGTTGCCGCTGCTGCCGCCAACAGCCGGGCTGACGTTTGGTGCAGTCGTGCCAACGTGCACAGGGCCGACTTTGATAATGCTGGCACCAGTGCTGTCTTTGAAGAACAGGCCGGGGCTGGTGGCGTTGGTGTTAAGAGCGATTTGGCCGTCTGCAATGCTCGTAGTGGGGCGCTTGTCGAGCGTGCTGCTACGCAGAGACTTATGGGTAGAGGCCATTCCCTTAACTCCTATAGGACGGGATTACCTCAGCAGTCTAGTATTCGCCGTCATCTAGAACGACGTCGTAGGTTTCAAAAACGTAGGTGAAGTCGCGCCAGGCCGTGTAATAGTTGGCGCCTTGGACTTTTAGTAAGACATCGCCGGGTTGGCCGCCGATTGGGACGTTTTCGGCGCTATAAACAAACGATTCGGTGCGGTGAGACATCAGTACGTGCCATCGTCAACCACGCCTATGGTCATTTCGCCGGTGCTGTTGTCGACAAGCACCTCGGTAGACTCCAGCACCACGCCGATTTGAGTGGTGGTGGCGATCTGGGCGCGGCCCCACAAAAGCACCAGTGCGTCACGAACATCTGCAACACCCGTCATGTCGGGCGTGAAGTATGTGCCGTCGCAGAGGATGTCGTAGTCGTTAAAGGTGCCGCTGGCACCGGATACCACAGCGACTTTTGTCCAGTTGGCGCCTGTGCCTTGGCTTAAGACCCAATCGCCGACCGCCAAACTGACTGCTGGCGCTGGAGTGGTGCCGGTGCCGGCAGTTGTGACGGCAAGATAGACGCCGTTGTTTTGTGCGTTGGGTGCGCCGAGGGCTTGCCCGATTACCAAGCCGGCTTCGACGCCATACTCATTTAGCGTGACGACCGTGTTGGTGCTGGCGTTATAGGTGCCACCGAAACGCAGGTTGAGCTGGGTGGGGCTGCCATAACCGACCAGCAACCAATACCCGTTTGGTGCGGGGCTGACCGTACCAACCCAGATGTAGGCAGAACGGTCGGATGGGTTGATCCACCACTGGCCGGCAAATTCGGGTGTGGGGGCGGTTTCACTGACTTGGGCGATGCCGTAGTCGGCAAGTTGTTGGGCAGTGACGCTGTTTTCGGCAAGGAAGGCACTATTAAATGTGCCGGTGGTAATTTTGCTGGCATCGAGATCGGGAATGTCTGCGGCAGCAAGAGTGGTGCCGGTGCTGACGTGGCCTTGGGCATCGACCGTGACTTTGGTGTAGGTCCCAGTCGAGACGGTGTTGGTATGGTTTAAGACGCCGGCGCCAGTGACAGTAAGGCCGGTGCCGGGTTGGATTGCGCCGTTAGTGCCGGAAGCAGCTATCGGTAGATCGGTAGCGGCAAGAGCGCGAAAGGTTGGAGCGGCGGCACTTCCGGTGGTCGGACCAGCGAAAACTGTTGCGGCAGTTTGGGTGTCGAGGCTGGTTGTGATGGTGGCACTGAAATTATCCGGTTTGGTGACAGAGAAAGCCAGCGGCGTCGTGTCGCTGAATGTAATGGTTTGGATGGCAGAGACTTGCTGCCAGGCCGAACCAGTCCATACGTAAGCGAGGCCGGTGTTGGTATTGACCCACTGCTGACCTTCGTAGTCGCCGCTGCCGCTAGGGGCGTTACCGCTTACGACGGTGGTGGAATCGGCAGCTAGTTTGGGGCCGGTGACGGCGGCTGCTCCAATCTCGTCGGTGGTGACGGCGCCGGTGGCAATCTTGGCGGTAGTGACCGCATCAGTTGCCAGGGCTGCAGCGCCTAGGCCGGCGGCGTCAATTTTGGCTGTAGTAACCGCGTTATCGGCGATTTTGGCGGTGCTTACGGAACTATCCGCATAAGCTGCCGTGCCAAGGCCAGAAGCATCGATTTTGGCTGTGGTGACAGCGTTATCGTCGATTTTTGCTGTAGTTACAGCGTTATTGGCAATACCGGCGGTGGGCAGCACCACTTGCTGGTAGGCGCTGCCGTCGAAAATTTTGAGGTTGCTGTCGGTACTGTTAAAAAAGCCGCGACCTTCAAAATTGTCTGTGGCTGGTTCGACCGAGTCGTAGGCAATGCTCGCATCGTCGGCCAGTTTGGCGGCGGTGACGGCGTCGTCATCCAGAGCTGTCGTGCCAATCTTGGTGGCACTAGCTTGGTCTAGCTTGGCTAAGTCGATGCTGGAGCTGTCGGCCAAGGTCGCGCCAGCCTCGAACAGGTCTTTGGCGGTGACTTTCTTGGTTTCGCTGGCCGAGATGTCTACGATGGGCAGAACATCGGTGGCCGCCACATCGCCCTCGGCGAGTTGCGTAAGTTGTGTAATCCTCTGGTCGGCCACGCTTTCGCTCCAGCAGGGGCAGGGTCTTCTGGCAGTTTAGTCCGTCACTTCCGTTAGCAGGAAGTCCAGGTTTTGCTGGAGACGGAGTCTGTCATCGTCTTCCTTCAGGATGTAGCCCGAAGGTTCGCCGATCAATAGGCGGATTTCGCCAGTCGTCACAAAGTCAATGACGCAACTGATTGCTTGGTCGGGCCGCACCTCAATTCCGGTGCGCGTAACCATCGCATCGAACTCGTAGTAAATATCTTTGGTTTTTGAGTAGGTATCGCTTTCCACCAGTTGCAGAAAACAACTAAATTCGCTGCCGATGTCTGTGCGGTTAATGAGTTGCAACATCAATAAGGAATTTTCAATGAGGCCGCTATTTTCAGTATTGAACAGGCAGTCGATCGAACCAGCGCCGCTTAGAAGGCCGGCTGAATACATCTTTTTGAAGCGATCAGACATGGTGGTTGTGTCTAATGCTTCACGGTCAGTGTTAAAACTGAAGCCAGTTACGTCGCCAAGGACGCGCTCCACGGAACCGTAAATTTGCACATCAATAGGTAATGCAACCCCGGTAAAAGTTTCTAGCGTGTACTCGGCGGAACGGTCGTTGTTGACGGCGGCGCTAAAAGTTTCAAATAAACGCAGACCGCCTAAGGCATTGACGTTGCAGTAGACGGTGACTGAGTTTTGGGTCGCTCCACCGCCATCGGGCCAGGTTGCAGTGGGGAGAAAATCAAGGCCGCGTGCGTCTGTTGTGGTAATAACAATTTGATCGCCGGTTAGCAGATTGTCGAGCGATCCATCGAAACCGACACGGTTAAGAGTTGTATTAACATCGGCAGGCAAAACAAAACTGCTAAATGTGCCAGGGGATTTGCGGCGGAGTTTTACTTTGCCGTAATGGCCTAGAAAAAAAGTCATGAGTCAACCAACTCGATGAACGGGCCGTCTACGGTGAACTGGATGCCGACAGAAGACAGTTCTCCAGTGCTTACTTGGATAGAGGCGCTGGTGATATAAGCGTTAAATGCGATGTCGTCTTTGACATCGGCGCCGGCTCCAGCAGTTGTGCCAGCTCGTAGAACAATTCCGACGCGGTCTGCTGAGGTCACACCAGCGGTGCTGGTTTTCATGATCTTGTTCAGAAACTGCTCGAACTGGACGCCCGGCTCGGTGCCGGTGGTGCCTTCGCGGCGGTAGTACAAGACGGTGGCACTGCCTGTCGAACTGACCGCGCCAGGTGTAAAAGACTTGACGGCGGTGTCGACGGTGGTGGTTTCGAGTAGCTCCAGGCTGGTTTCGAGAGACCAGTCGCGTAGCTTTAATGCTTGCTCGGTAGCCGCAGGGTTGGGAGCCGTCGTAAACGAGCTACTGAGGTACAGAGCGCCAGTGCGGCCCGTAAAAAATGCCATGGCTGGCAGCCTTTTTTGTCAGTCTACCGCCGTATTGTAAAGAGGCTATCGCTGAAATCCGAGATCAGCGCGTTGTCGTTGGTGTCGCAGGGGAAGATCGTGGCGCGGACTGTAACCTGACCCTCTTCGTCCATTTGGACGTCTGAGACACGGAAAACTCGTTTGCGGCGCACCTGCGTTCCAAGCACAAACAACCACCCTTCGCGGGTTGCAAGAGATGCGGCGGTATTGTTTGTAATGGTGGCTGTAGTAGAAACAACATCGTTGCCGCTGCGATACAGCAAAACCGAATAGTTGCCGTTTGGTACAGAATTGTCTAGGGGGATATTTAGTACACCGCCTGCACCAATAGAGCCGGTGCGGATGCTATCCCAAGAATTGAAGCCGATATCTACGTAGATGTAGGAACCCGGGGCGATGGGGCTAGTGGTTGGAAAGGTTTTGAACTCAACGGCTGTGCGGACATGCCTGCGGGTGTTACACAGTAGTTTGCCGAACAAAATGGCTTGGGCTTCGTTGGTGACAAATGCAGAAATGTCAAATGTTTGGCGTATGGCGTCAGCTTCTACGGCATCGCGCAGTTGCACGGAAACGGACTTGTTTACGGCAAAAACTCCATTGCTGTCCAAGCTGCGGTAAATGACTGTGGCGATGAGGTCTTGGACGCTGGAGTCATAATCCATGAACTCCTCTTTGTAACTGTCTTCGATGATGTTGCCCGGATTAAACAGAGCACTGATGCTGACGCGACGATCCAGGGCGCCGGTTGTGCGGTTGTACGGCACGGCGGGGACTAGAGTTTCGCGGCCGCCGATACGAGCAAACTCCAGCAGGCTAAACGGGGCAGTCTGTGTCCAAAACTCGCGCCAGTTTTGACGGTCAGCAATCAGACCGTCCATAAATAGATTGTTGGCACGGCAAAAGCGTTTGGTAATGGCAAGTTGCTGTGTGTCGACACCTTCCAGTTCGGCATACGTTCCAATTCCGTCAGTCGCGTCGATGATGGTGTCGAGGAAAATATCTGGTGCAAAGCAAGTTGGGCCGTCGGGATTTGAGGGGTAAGTCAGATTAGAGGTGTTTAGACGCCGGACAGGTTTGCCTCGTGTGACAAACGCGGTAAAAGCACGCATGTCTTGCAAACTTTTACCACTGAAAACGTTGAAACCGATCAATGACAAGTTTTGGTACAGACGACTTGTAAAAGTTTCGGTTTGCTGCTCGCTTACCGCTGTGATGGTGAACTCGGGGCCGCGCTCGAAGGAACTATTAACTTGGGTATCTGCGTCGAGGCTGAACCAGTCCCACTCGTTTGTTTCAACCGGAGATTCGTTAATAGGCGGTAAGGGGTAGCGGGCAGTAGCGATGCTGTCACGGGTAAATCCGGTGAAATATATGCTGCGCCCGTTCGCTAGAGAAATAGTGGTGGCGTCGCCGGAATTTTGGATGTAGTGATAACGGACTCTACCGTTTGGAAGTCGTAACTCAGCGCGCTCCTGAGTTTCGGCGATTGGGTCAATGACAGGTTCTAGTTGGAACTGCCAGTTTTGAGCTGTAGAGCCACCGTTAAATTTGAGGTAGATATAGTTGTCTTGGTCGGCAGCACGTCGAACAGCAAAAATGCCAGGAATATATGCCCATGCTCCACCGGCAATGCGATAGCGCACTGTAAATAACGCAGTTCGATTTGTGATGCCGTTATCACTGGAAGCGTATCCGGGCCGGTTTCTACTTCCATATCTTTGCTGGCGACCTGAAATTCTACGAAAAAGCTGGCATTTGATTGCAATATCTACAATGTTGCACGCACTGAGCGTGTTGTATGAGGCTTCTTCAATACGCACCAAGGCTTTTAAGTAGTACAGGTCGTCGCTTCCTTTTGTTGCAGCATTTTCTAGTGCGATAAAATTTTCAATGTCGGTTCTTTCTGTTTCTGTTAAATTACGGACAAAGTTATATGAAGTTACATATATTTGACTAGGGCCTCGTCCTGTGTAGTTACTTCTTTGTGTACTTACACGTTCCCAAATTTGACCAGATTGTAGTAAATCGGCTGCGGTTTTTACTGAAATTTTTTGAGCTGTAGGGATAACCGCCATAAAGCCTGGGGCAACATCTCTGCCGTCTAGTGCCAGCAGATTGTTGACTGTTTGCCTTACGCGCGCGTATGTGGGGTCATCTCTATACAGAACTGCAGTATCGCTGATTTCGTCGTAGGTATATGGCAAGACAGGGGCTTTACCGGCTTCAATACATGTCAAATCCACGGTTACAGCGCCTTCGTCGGTGCTGGTTCCATTTATGCGGGTGACACGGAAACGGGCAGAACCAAGTTTGAAAATACCTGCGTCGTCAAATACGCTGGCAAATGTGCGCCTGGCGTCCATGGCGGAGCGCGTTAAATCGTCATCGAAAGTGACGCCGGTGGGCGGGTTAGCCGTGGATGCAATGGTAATTCGCATCGTATTGCCGACCGCAATACTGCGGAGTGCCCCAGTCCAGACGGTGGAGCTGGACATCGTGATGCCTAGTGCTGTACTTGATTTATTGCCAGCTTCGTTGCGGAGATAGGTTTTAACGTTAATAGGTACGGGACTATAACCGCCAAAAGTAGCCGAGCTGCTGGGGGAATACGCTTGACTAAATCCGTCGACGCGAGTGTTTGCAGTGGTGGGTTGGATACGGTATGGATTGTCACTGGTGCGACCGTATTTAGTGGGATCTTCAGCCGAAGATCCGTACGCTTCATCACTAAACTGCAGTGCTCCAGTGCCGTTGTCGTCGAAATACAGCCACTTGTTTTGGGCGACAAGGCTGGTTATGGGCGTTTGCCCGAAGGCTGATTTGTCGCGGTCGATAGCAGTGATGGGGCCGCCGGCAAGCGCCATCAACATTTGCAGGAATTGGTTACTGCCGTAACTGCGGACAGCAGACCAGATCAGCGCACCAGACATGCGGACACCGCCGCTTGTATTGACTGTTCGATCGGTATAAATCAGTGGGACGGTATCTCCGTACTTTGCAAGTTCTTGGGCGCTGTTAAAACCAAAACGCGGTGAAAATCGTTGTTCGCGTGTTTGACGTTCGCCTATTCCAATAGATGGAATACTGGGTCTAGGCATCAGCAATGCTGATACCACTTGAAAAATAGCTCCAACGACAGCAAGAACGATGGCAATGATGGTGGGGTCGTTGCGAATGTCGAGGACAGTACCTTCTTTTATGTCGTTGTATTGCTGCTGGATGGCAACGAAATCCAGATACTCCTCTTTGGTGATGCCGAGGGCAGCGATGAGGTCGTGTTCGTAAGGAAGTAGCTTGCGCGTCATCGCTCCATCCAGAAGAGGTGGCCTGTGTTTGGCGGCAACACGGCTTTGATTACATTATGCGTGGGACCGATGAACAAAACCGTTTCACAGTCCAAATAGGTGCCAATGGCAGCGCCTGTGCCAGCGGGCAAAAGCACCACGCTGCCAAGTTGGGCGTAGCGGTGGCGGCGGCCGTTTTCCAGTAACCAGCGTGCCAGGTTGGTACGGTTGAAAGTTTCGTCCGTGTACTTGTCGTACACCCAGGCAAACAAGGGGCTGTAGTCGCCGTAACCCAAGCGGCGGTGAACTTCACAGGCGAGCTGGAAGCAGTCGGTTTTGCCGCTGCCATCGCCGGGGCGGTGGCCCCAGCCGTATTCAAGACCGATTAGATCGTTGGTGTGGATCACTGGAGAATGATCTGAGAGTCCAATGGCAGGGGGCCGACTAACGAACGATCCAGGGTGCGGTTGGGGAAATTGGTGGCCACACTGTCGATGGCACTACGGAATCGAAGCTCGATCGTAGTCTCGCTCAAGCTGCTGCCCGTGCCAACGTAATACTCGGTTTGGACGTTGTTGGTGAAGGCGCCGGCGGCGGTTAGCCATACGGTGGTCAGGGTTAGGCGGCTGAGACGGTTGCCGTTTCCGGATTGCAGCAGCCGGACACCAATCTCGATGTTCGGGAATAGAACTTGGAGGATGCTGTTTTCGCCATTGAGGCTGGCCATGGAGCCTTCAGCGCGAAAAGGCGCGAAGGTATGAATTATGCCGTTGTACGTTTTGTTTTCGTTGACGAAGTAGTTCTGGAATAAGTAGCGGCTGCCGTTGCTGGCGGTCAGATTGAAGAATTGGCAGATGCGGATATCCATTAGGCGTCGTAGCGGGGGTCACGGATTTCGCCAGCCAAGGAGATGCGGACACGGTTGATGCCGGGGCGGACAGACTCCACCTCGGGCGGACCAGCATATTCCCAGCGCAGGTTGTCCACGGAGGCGTTGGCGCGGGCAGCGAGAGTGCTGCTCATGCCGGCCGTGATGCTGGTGCTTAAAAGGAAGCGGGCGTTAGCGGCGGTTTGGCTGCGGTAATGGTCGATCAGGGTGACGACGTTGGCGTCGCTGATGTTGTCGAAGCTGAGTTCCAGGGCAGCGCCGTAGGGGGAATTGCCAAAGGTGCGCTTCACCACAGCGCCATTTAGTGAGCGGTATGCACGCTGGGGATATACGCCGGGCTTGAAGCTGCGGGCGGTGGGGGTGATCGAGGGGAAGTTGGCCATCAGCGCATACCCAGGCGGCTACGGGTTTGGGGGGATTGTTGGATGCGATCTAGAGTCATGGTCATGCCGCGTTGGGCGCCGTCGCGGGCGGCTTGGCGGCGAGTGGCGGCCATGGCAGCTTCCAGCTGGTCGCGGCTTACATACTCAGTATCGCCGAAACGGGTCGTCTCGAAGCTCATGTTGAGGACTGGTGCGCCACCGCCCATGCCGCCGCCGGCCATGGCTTCGCGGAGGCCCATGGCGTTGACACCAAGGCGGCCGCTGCCGTCGCGCTGAAGTGGCATGATCGCCTCGGGACCAGCTTCGCCCATAAGGCCCGTTTGTGTTGTGCCACCGTTGGCAAACTTGAATAGCGTCGGACGGTTGACGATCCCGCCAGCAGCGAAAGCTGCGATGCCGTTGGAGAAATAAGCGCCGTTGGCTGCGCGTATCCCTGGAGCAAGTCCAGGCAATGGGTCGATACTTCCGCCTGGCGTAACGTTTACACCTGCTCCACCGCCGCCGCCACCGCCACCGCCGCTGCTGAAGCCGATGCCCAAGGCTTTGAGGATGGTGCCGAGGATGATCATCGTGATTTGTTGGGCGATGATCTGGGCGGCCATGTTGATGAAGTTTTCGCCGATGCTCTTCATCATGTTGGCAATCGCTTCTTGGCCGCTGGACGCACCAGTCACAATTTCTTGGAACGCATTGCCAAACGCTTGGCCGATATTATCGGCGGCGGCTACTGCAAGTTGTTCTTGGTTGGTCAATGAAGCCAGACTTGTTTGGAGTTCCTCCATGCGCTTGGCGCCAGGGCCTTTGATGCGGGCGGCAGCCATGTCACGGTAAAGCTGGGCCTCAGCTTCGCTAACAATCAAGCCTTGTTTTTTGTAGTCGAGGATTTGAAACTCGATTTCACGCAAAGCACGGACGCGTTCGTCTTTAATTGTGTCGAGTTCGTTTTGACGTTCCAGGCCGGTGATGATGTCTTGGAATTTTTCTACGCGGTCGGCTTCGATTTTTGCCAGGTCTTGTTGAGTTTTAGAAATTATCAGTGATTGTTCGGCTTGTTGCGTGCGGGCAATAGCTAATCGCGCTGTGGCGTTTTCTTCTTTTTCAAGAAGATTGACGGTTTTGATCCCCCACTCGGCAAGCTGTTGTTCGCCTTGTAAACGCCGCACCAAAGCAGGATCACGTGCGAGTTCGGCGGCGGCGATCTTTTTACCGAACTCTTCTTGGCGTTTGTACTCCAAGGTTGCCAGTTGCTGCTGGCGCACAACTTCGGCTACGCGCTCAGCTTCGCGGGCGGCATCACGAGCAGCTTTGTCAGATCTTTTCGTAGCTTTTGGAGCTGTAATCCCTCGTAAATCTTCAGATGTTACACGCCCTAGAGGTGCTGCCGGAACAATACCTTCGGCTGCGGCGCGTTCTAGGATTCGTGTCCGAACTGCTGTTGTTTCAGCGCCCGCTACAAATGCTGTACCGCCTCCTCTTACATTTCGTGTTTCGCCGCCGCGTTCTTGTGCTGTAATCTGTGCAAGGCGAGCTTGTTGGACGGGTGTGGCTTCGCTGCGTAATACGGCTAAACGCCTTTCTGTTGTTATACCGCCCAAGAAAGAATTAAGAATAGAAATAAATTGCGACAGCGGACCAGACACTAAAGCAAAAAGTTGTGCCGTAAGCAGGTTCCACTCTTTAGTCAGTTTATTGGTTTCATCGCCCAGTTTTTGAAGAGCTTCAACACCTTCTCCGCCTATATTTTTAGCGAGATCTTTAGTAAGTAAATTTGCTAATTCAGTTACTTTGCCCTGCTCTTCTAGTGCAATAGCTTGATCTTCAATAACCGTACTAGAAAACAACGCTTTTTCGCGCATAAAATCAAACGTTTTACTAGTCGAGGTAAGTGCTACTCCGGCTTCCGCTGTGGCAGCGACAAATTTATCTAATTGTTGACCGATTGCGCTAAAACCAATTTGAGCAGCAAAAGCACCTTTACCCGGAACTAATCCTCCCGCAGCACCACCTAAAACAGCCCCGGGGCCACCTCCGAACAACAAGGGAAAACCTGCGCCAAGGGCGAGTCCTTGTAGTCTTTCTCCTCGAATACGTTGAGTTCTTTGCAAATCCTGTGTTGCAATATCTGCGCGCAATTCAGCCGCGTCTGCAAAAAATTTATTCCAACTTTGCCTTGTATTTAGAGATTTAGCTTTTAAGTCTGCTGCAATGTCGGCTGCTTCTAAAAAGAATACGTCCCATGATCGACGAGTATTTAAGCCTTTAGCTACTAGGTCTCTGCTGTACTCTGCTGCTTCAGTAAAAAAGGTACTCCAGGTTTGCCTGGTGTTAAGTGCTTTAGCTACTAGGTCTCTGCTGTACTCTGCTGCTTCAGTAAAAAAGGTACTCCAGGTTTGACGAGTATTTAAGCCTTTAGCTACTAGGTCTCTGCTGTACTCTGCTGCTTCAGTAAAAAAGGTAGACCAATTTTGGCTAGTATTAAATGCCTGCGCTGTTAAATCTCTACCTAGTTCACTAGCTTGCTTGAAAAATGTTGTCCAATTTTGTTGAATTTCTTGTGCTCTGATAAAAGCTGGCGGCAAAGCAGGTGTTTGTTGTCCATACCCGGCGTCGCTGGGGCGAATTACTCTTCTTTCTGCTATTTCAGCGGCTTGAATACTGCGCACAAGTTGTAAACGTTCACGCAACCCGGCATTTAACTCGTCGGTAGCTTTTACATACGCACGCGCCGCAATAACAGCTTCATCGGTATCTAAAGCAGCTCGATTAAATGCTGTGGCAGCTTCTCTAACAGCTGTGCTTAAATTATTGATATTACGTACAGTTTCAGCGCCGCTAAATAATTCGATATAGTTATTAAGACTATCTACAGCTTTAGATGCTGTATTTATTTGATCGGTTAATTTTTTTAAGTCCTGTGCGCCTTTTACGGCGATCTCAATATCGGCTCTGTAAGCCACGGCGGCGTGCCACAGTCTGGTACTTCAGTTTACGGCAGAAAGAAGCCGCCGGGGTTAGCGGCGCGTGTTTTTTATGTAGGATTAGGGTGCTCCGGCGGGTTGCAGCCCCCAGAGCGTGGACAAACCTGTATCGGAGGTCGTCGTGACTAAGCCTAAACCCCTGCCGGAAACAGCTGCACTGCTTGCGGCATTTGACTACGATCCGACTTCTGGGTACCTGCGCCGAAAAAACGGCGCGCCTGTGGGAACGCTAAATAGCAAAGGTTACTTAAGGTGTAACTTTAAGGGTAAGGCTTATAAAGTCCACAGACTTATATGGAAAATGCAGACTAATACGGATCCGGTGTGCATAGACCATATAAATGGGTGCGGCGCAGATAATCGCTGGTGCAACTTACGAGATACAACGCTTCGTGGCAACCAAGGTAATAGGCGTAGACGGACACCTACAACAGATGCACTACCTGGGGCTATACAGGTGCGAGGTAGATGGCTTGCTTTTGGAGCAAGCAAATACTTAGGTAGTTTCGCTACTGAACATGAAGCGCACAAAACTTATGTAAAGTGGCACCGTGATTATTTCGGTGCCATGTCTATCTACGCCGTTTAGCTTTGTCCAGTTCCTTCTGCTGGTCTTCATTCAAAACTTGAAAATAAACGCTCCACAAAAGCAACTCTTCTGGCGTTACTGATTGCTTGAGCTGCGTAAGGCTCATGCCTAATTCCTTGGCTACACCAAGTTGAAGCATAAGCCAGTTATCTTTACGCAGCTCGCCTGCTAGTTTTTTACTTCTACTTGTTCGGCGTCATCAGTGATGATCGCCAGCATCAGCTTTTGGAGGTCGGCATCCTTGACCTCGTTCTTGAGGATGTCGATTTCGCCGGCGGCAAACAGCTTTTGGCCGCCTTCGTCGCAAGCCTTGGTGATGAGGAGTTGAAGGGCGAACGCTCCAGCATCGTCGGATTTGGCGTTGCGTTGGGCGCGTTCGCGCTCGGCCATGGTCAGCGGGCTGACCCACATCTCGAAGATGCTGCCGTCGCTAAGTTCGACTTCTTTCTTGGTGGGCTCCAGGTTGGCGGCCTTGCGGAGGCGGTCGATTGCCCGGACAGGAAGTGAGGCAGGCATAACACCGTGCTGTGGTACGTTCTACTGTAGCGGAGTAAACGTGAAAAAGCCCCGCTGGTTAGGCGGGGCGCTCCACGTTCACCCGAGATTACGTTATCAGGATTGGGAGAAGTCGAAGGTGGGGGTGCCAGCCGGGCGGAAGTTGACGGTCACCGATTGGGCGTCGTCGGGGTTGATGTTCAGGCTGGCGGAGGTCAACACGGCGTCGAAGCTGATCGAACGGCTGAGGGTGTCGCTCAGGGTGCCGCCGCTAAAGACGCGGTCGGTGTACAGCTTGAAGGCGGCACCATCCTGCTGGCGCTGGAGCACGTCCTCGATCATCCGGTTGGAGAGGGCGGCGTCCTCGTTGGTCATGTAGACCGTGGCAGTGCCACTGCCGTCGCCGAAGCCGCTGATGTAGGTGCGGAAGGGGACGTACTGGC